ATAGTAATTGCTGTAAGTCGGCTTTTGAGTAGTTGGGTCTGTGTAAAAACATCCGTTAAAAACGCCTATAACAGCATCCGAAGTGTTCGGGCCATGTCTCTGAATATTTCCAGTGCCTAATGGTTCAACCATTTCGCCTTGGAAAATTGCAGAAGTATAACCTGAAGCAATCGTATATCTGTTTTGGGCTCCAACAAGAGGTGTTCCATCTAGTTTTCTGTAAGGTCTAAGACCAAACTTTTCTACTTGATTTGACATATTTGTTTTCTCCGTTTTAACAGTTTATTTTAATAACCCGGTAGGTATTGCAAAAATATTATTTTTTACGACTACCACCAAAGGTCACTCTGGACTGTCTATCAATATTGATAGGCATGTCCGGGTGCTGTTCCTTCATAAGATCATTGTCTACCGCGTTCATTCTGTCTTGAGTAAGTTTTTTAAAATACTCAGCACGTGAAACCAAAATCTCCTCTGGTATCCTTGCCAGCACAAGGCCTCCAATTCCTATACACCCCTCGTATTTGCCTTCGGTATAGAAAGGATATTTATTATTGCCGATCTCGTTTTGAACTTGTTCGACTGTAACAAAATCCCATCCTTCCCTTAATTTTTTAGATACATTAGCTGTATCTTCAAAACCTTGAACGGTAGTACGGATCCATCTGTGGGCGTAACCGTTCGGTGCGGGTGGTGCATCCAAACTGGATGGTGGAGTCCAAGCTTTTGGAGCTTCTTTCGTTGCTTTATTCTCCGACTCCCGTGAAGTTCTCTTAATTGTACTCATACTATTTATCCTCCTTCACGTATCTAGCATATTCCTCTAGTGGCACATTTAATCTTTTAGCAATCGCTACCTGTGACTTTGTGAGTTTCACAGTTCTGCGTCCTTGTTGACTACGACCAGCCGAGGCAACCGTTTGGACGGGTTTCGGTGTCTCTTTTTTTGGCTCGTCATTAGTGTTACCAAAACTCTCAGGAAAATACCTTTTAAGTCTTGAGTTAACTTCATTATAATACTCATCACTGTCTACTTCAATACCCTCTTGAGAAATATTGTTGTGTATAGTAATAGCAGCATTGGTCATGACCTCATCATTCCCGAACCACGTATTCTCCTCAGCCCATTTCTTGGCTCTAGGTGTAATTTGTGGTGCCGTTTGTGATGTTTCCGCTGTTTGAGGTGCAGCCTGTACGTTTTGTTGTTGTTTATTTTTTTCTTCTTCAGCTTTCTTTTTTTCTTCACGATTAGCCATCTCTAATCTAGCTTTTTCTTTTTCTACAGCTAATTGAGTTAGTCTATCGTTAGCTTCCATAATTTTAGAAGCGTCTTGGCTTTCGATAGCTGATTGAAGAGCTACTTTGACTTGTTCTCTTTGTGCATCTACTCTTGCATCTAATTCTTTAAGATACTGTTCGTCAGTAGAATTTAACTTTTGAACACTTGAGTCAAATTTCTTTTTTATACCTTCTGCAAAATCAAGAGCTGCTTTTTCTCTTCTTTCAGCTTCTTTCTTTTGAAAGACTAGTTTATCAATTCTTTTTTGATAATCTCTTCTCGACTCATTAAGGTTTGGTTTTTCTTTTTCAGATTCAGATTCAACTTTTTCTTCAACAGGAGTTTCAGTTTTTTCTTCTGTAACTTCTATTTGAGGTTTTTCTGTTTTATCTTCTTCTGGTTTTTCATGTCCCGTATATCCTAAATCAACTTCACCTACATTTAAGTTTGGTGTTTCTTCTTTTGATGATTTTTCTTCTACTTGAACATTTTCTTCTTTAACATTATCGGTATCTAATTCTACCTCATGTTCTTTTGCCATAAGTGCTTCCGCACTATAGTCTTTTACTTCTGCCATGTTTATTCTCCTTTATCTAAAATAAATGGAGAATATCTTCTGGCTTACCTATTGTTCCTATGATCTCGTCATCGTTGAGTATACGGTGTTCACCGTACTTAGTTTGAAATCTACTTCCAGAGTATCTGCCATAAATAACAAATTCTCCTTCTTTACACCAAGCACCCTTCGGAAATTTTTCTTTATCTTGATAACAAAGGTCACCCTGTTTTACAACAAGTCCAACAACAGTTGTCATTTGGATTTTGTCCTGAGTTTCGTCTGCTAAGATTACACCGCCTTTTGTTTTTGCTTGGCCAGACCATGGTCTAACTAGCATACGGTATCCGACTGGGTTAGGTATGATTTCAAGATACTCTTTAATGCCTTTGGGATCTGTTGGAATCTGTGATTTGACCTCTTCCTTATTTTTTTCGTTACCGAAATCTGTAAGTTTAGGTTTTATCAATTGTACCATCGTTATCCTCCTTTTGCAGGTTTTTAATATCCTGAAGCAGCGTTTCTAAAGCGCTGAGTCTGCCCCTAGCATACATCAACTGAGATTCCGTTTCAACCCCATAGCAGATATGATCTTTTGTATCCTTAATTGATTTATTAATTACATTAACAATCTGTTCTTTAGTGTGGTAATCAAGCATTAATTTCTTTTAAGAGCTATTTTATTTTTACCTTGTTTAAGTAGCATAAAACCATAATCATTTACTATAATTTTTAAAATTAAATCCATATCAAATTTAGGATAATCATCAAATACAAATACAGTTCCAGCTCTAGATCTTTGAGCAAAAAACATTACTTCTTTTAAAACATCTACTGTTTTATGAGGACCATCAAAATGAACTAAATCATAATTATTAATTAATTCTTTTTTCTCTCTGTAGATTGGAACACCATCATGAAATCTCTTCATAAACTCATCATCCCCCATTGGAAATAATGTAAAGTTTTGATAGTCAATATCTTTGATTAATTGTAACTTCATACTGTTTGTGTAATCACAAGTGTATGATTCAGAATTATCATAATGTTGATAATTTAAATTACCATATGGATCTATTCCAATATGCCAATGTTTTTTATCTTTAAGGGTATCTAAAATAATTTTGGTTCCTGCACCTTGTCTCACGCCTATCTCGGCTGTAAATAGATCGTCTCCTAAAGTTTTACAAGCTTGTTCTAAGATTTCGTATTCGGTACTGTCCCCTTGGATCATAAGGGGTTTATAGACTAATTATAAGGTTTGTAAATAGATTTAATTTTACCTTGTTCTTTAAGTTTTCTTAAATCACCTTTTGTCATTTTATCGTAGTCTGGAGTGATTGTTTGTTTTTTAAGATTCCAAGGTCTAAATAATTTTTTAATCCAATTCCACATTAGCTTTTACTTCCTCCAATGTATCCACCTATAACACCTATTAAACCTGTAACAGACATCTTCATAAGAACTATTATACTATCATCTACCGGTCTATTTTCTTCAACAGCTACCCAATAGTCACCAATGATAATAACTCCTAATAAAATTAAAACACCTGCTGTGATTAATAATATTACAATATCTTTAAAATTTTTAATCATTATTTTTTAATCCATTTCCACATTATATTTTTTGCATCCTTGGATCTGTTGATAAAATATTTTTTTCTGCTTTTGGTCTAGCTACAGAATCTTTGCTTCTTTTTCTAAGTTGAGCGATAGCAGATTCTTTCATCTGTTTTTCTTTTTTAAGTTTTTGTAAATCTCTTTCTAGGTTCATTTTTTACCTCCACCATTACGGAAAATTTGTGTACCCTTAATGCCATAAATGCTCGCTACGACAAGTATCCATAAATTTGTAAACCACGATGGAAGCTGCGAGAACATCTCGAAAAACAATTTTACCTTGTCCATCGCTGTTGGATCATCTGATATCACCGCCCACGCAAGCACCAACACGGGCAAACTTAATATTACGAGGACCGCCTCGTCTTTCCAGTCCGATTGCCTTGCTTCTAATAATTTGCCTTGGTAAGCTTCCTGGCCTTGAGCCATTTTTGTAGCGTGCATAAGCTGTGCTTCTGACATAGCCATCTTCGTCTTCTGCTTGTTAGCGTAAATTTTTGATCCTGCAGATACTGCAAGTTTAATAGCTGAAAACCACATTAAAATACTCCTTTAAATTTTGTTCCTCGTATTGCAGCTCCACCGCCTCTTGATAATTTTACCGGAGGTACTTGAGAGTTAGGTCCTTTTTTAGGTGGTGGACCATAAGGTACTCCTCCACCTTTACTATATGCTTGAAAATCAAAAAATTTTTTAGGAGCTGCAGATGTTTTTGGCACTGCTGTAACCGGTGGTGTTTTTATGCATGGTGGAAAAGTCCCATCTGGACATTTAGCTTGAGCACCTTCTCCAGCTCCTTGACGTATTGGTCTTCCAAATGCATCAATTTTTCTGTCCATTCTATCTTTTGCATATTTTTTATAAATTTCATTTCTTCCCTCTACTCCTAAACCAGTAAAACTTTTATCTGAATATAAACTTCCTTTTTTATCTGTTCCTAAAACACTTTTTTCAAAAAATTTTCTTCCTCTTATTGTATTTTTTTCTAGAGCAGGAGAGATGATAGATGCAACTACTTTGGTTCCACTAGGAAGCATACCTTTAATACCTCTTTTGGTTTCATAGGCACCTTGTAATTCAAAAGCTTCTTTAATATCTTTTGCAGTAGATAGTGTTCTATCTTTGCCAGTTTTATTTCTATTATTTATACCTATCTCTCTTGTAGTAACTCTATAATCATTTAAGTTATATTTTGTTTTAGGCTTATCTAATCCAAGATATTTAGTAGCTAATTGTTTTGTTTGATATCCAATATTTTGAATAAAGTTTGGTTGTTTTTTTGGTGGATCAACTCTAGTTGAGGTGTTTGTGGTTGTAGTTTGTCCAGTTCTATTTGTAACATTTCTGTTATGATTAATTGTTTGTTGTTTGGTAGATTTATCTACTGCAGCTCCTGTAAAGCCATAACCCTTATCAGCTCTTTCTTGTGCTTTATCTTTAGCACCAAAATCAGCTCCACCACCTCTAAGTTTTGCAACTTTAAATTTTCTTTTCATTAATTACCTTGCCTTTTTTTTAATCTAGCTAATTCAAGTTTCTCTTCAGCAATTCTAATTCTTTCTGCTGCTTGATCTTCATTATTTTCTAGTTTCATTTTTTCAATATCTAATCTTTCATCAATTTCATTCTCTCTAATTTCATTTGAGTTCATATCTTGATCTGCTCTTCTTTGAATATCAATTGCTTTAAGATCTAATTCTCTTTCTTTCAATGCAACTAACGGATCTTTCTGTTGACCCATCGCTTCACCTTGAGCAAGTTGTGTAGTTATCTCTGCAACTCTTTTTGCAATCATTGATGCAACTCTTATCTCTGCTGCTTCTGGATCTTGTTGTAACATTTGTTGCATTTGAGGATCATTTTGAATCATAGCACCTACTTCACCTTGAGCTTTCATTGATACATGCTCAGATATGTGAGCCTGTAAAGCTGAATAAACTTGAGGATTAATTTGAACCATTCTTGTAGCTATAAATGATGCGTGTGCAGCAATATGTGCATCATGATCTTGAGTTGGGAATGCTTTTAAAGGTTTCATGTATAATGATTCCATATTTTCTGTAGCAGGATCTTTTGGTGTTGGTTTTTCCTGTGGAATTAGTAATTGATCTATATCTTGAGTACCTAATGCTTCGTAAACTCTACGATATGCCTCTCTTAAGTTGTGCATCATAGGATTTGACATAGCAATCTTTAAATTTTCGTTAGCAAGCGTAACTCTTTGTGCCATACTCATGATATTTGGGTCGGCAACCGGTATTACATCGACTCTATCATCGAAATCAGTTTGTTTTACTGCTTGATCTGCACCATATACTGAATATGGATAAATTGGTGGTAGATATGTTGCAAAAACTTTTGATAAAAGTCTAAATTCTCTTCTCATTGAGTAGTAACATCGCTTGTGTATTGCACTCATGACTCTCGAACCACGCTCTAATAAGGACACAGTCGTGCCAACAGCTCTATTTTGCATATCATTACCCGTATCCATGTTAGTAATTGCTGCAAACTTCTGTCCTGCATTAACAACAAAGCCCATTAATTGGTATAATGTAGCTGATGGCTCCTTAAATGGTAAAATTTGGAACTGATCTTTAATATTACCTCCAGGTGCATCCACATCTCTGAACTCTCCTGGCTGAAATGGTTGGTCATCGTCTCTGATTCTTATACCTCTAGACTTAAATCCTGCAGGTAAGTTAGATAATGTACCCGCATCTAGTAATTGTCTTAAAGATTGTGTAGCTGTTCTAGATAATCCACCTATCATGTGTGTTAATCCAAAACCATAAAAGCCTAATCCTGGTAAAAATTTAAAATGTACAAAATATTCTTTTCTTTTTTTAGTCTCATCTTCCATAGCATAGTTACGATAGATAGATAAAACTTCTCCTGAACCTTCATCAATCGTTATAATGTAAGGAATCTTAACTTCTTTTTCTGAGTTATTATTTTCAAACTCTTCTAAATTACAATCAACATGCATCTCAAGAACTGAGTATGAATATTGTTTATCTGTTGAAGGGGTTACTCCTTCTAACTCTTGATATTTTTTTTCAATCTCTGTGGGACCTGCTGAAGTTGGTTTTAATTCCACATCTCTATAAAATCCTGCTGCTTGTTTTTTAAGTATTTCATTTTCTCCCATTTTAATGACATGAGTAATTCTTTCACATTCCATTAAATCTGTGGTGTAGTAGGGAACCACTAAATCTTCTGCAGGAATAAATTTAGATACTGCTCTTTGCATCACTTCATCATAATAAACTTTTTTAAATGCTGATCCTGCTAACGCTAAATAAAATAATAATTGATCAAATTCTGGAGTGTACTCTTCCATCTCCTCTGTAATCATATAATTCATAAAATCTTGCACTCTTTGTGCTTGATTCATTTTTTCATTATCCTCCACCCCAAGAACTCTAGTTTTAACTGGTCCTGAAGATGGTAATAATTCTTTATAGGCTTGTGCTTGAAATGATGTAACTGCTTCTGATAGTAGAGGATGAGTCACGGATGCCGAACCTTTAAACGGTCTAGTCATCTCTGTGTGTTTAATTCCAAGAAGATCTAAATTACTTGTATATGAAGTTTCCCAATCTTTTCTAGAGACTCTATCTTTTTTATAATCATCTAATAACTGATTAGATAATCTTTGCAGAGTCTCATCTGACATGTCTTCTGCGATATTTTTAAAAAAAGATTCAGTAGCGTCAGCAAAATCCTGAACCTTTAATTCAGGTTCCTCTCCTTCTAATTCAATATCTACTTCTTGCTCTTCAAGAGTATCTGTCTCTTCAATTAGAGCTTTCTCAATTTCAGCCATGTTAACTTAATAAAGTTTTGTTGGTCTCATTCCACCTTTAGCTAATCCACCACCACGGGCTCTAATCATTTTACCTTTTTTAGCTTGTAACTCAAAACCCGAACCTGTAGTCAAAGCATCGTACTGACTTTCAGATTTTGGCATAGTTGGTGAAAGCATACCTTCTTTTTTTCTTTTAATGACAGCTTTATTTATTTTCTTTTGAGCTGCTTTTATTTTAGAAGCTTTTTCGTCAATCTCTCTTGGTAAAGCATCTTTATCAACAGTTGTCTTTGTAGTTTTACCTACAAGATTTTTTGTTTCATCTCCAAGATCTATAACTCTCTTCTTAGCATTAATTTTTGATGATGATGGGGTTTTAGCTCCTGCAGGTGCTCCGATAGGAGCTGCAGTTTTTTGTGCTCCCATCATTTTTGATGCACTGTACAACGCTATACCAGCGAGTGCTGCTCTCTTTAATCTACTTTTTAATTTTTTTGACATGTCGTCTCCTTTGATTAATAATATACGTATTTACGTTCTTTATAACTTTCTACCTCATCCTCGTCAGAATAAGTAGTTACAAAAGAACCTTGTCGGTATCTTAACATAGCTTGTGTCGTACTGTCTACATAATCGTCATGCTCACCATGAGGAAACGCAGCACATTCCTCAATTACTTCTTGAGCCCAATGTTCGTCTCGAGGATAATACACTTGTCCAGATTCAAATATTGGAGAACAAGCGTTGACTCGTGAGTGTTTATCTTGGCCTCTTCCTGGTGTGTAATCCATAACCGGTATACCCATTCGTCTTAATTCTTGTAATAAACTTTGTCCACTAGCTTTAGCTTCTATAATAATTGTCTCTGGTTGCCAATACTTATATTGATCAAGTGCAACCATTTTTAATTCTGGAAAATCATATTTACCTTTAATAGCATCAATTAACATAATAGCATCAGGCCCTGATTCGTGAGGCGTGAATATTCC